GAAATGCCGAAGACGAATTTGATGAGTCATAAATAAACCTATCAGACAGATAATATAGGAATAAAACAATGAAAAGTTTTAAAGATCTATTTTCAGAGGTTGCACAACCTAACAACCCTGAAGAACAAAAGTTTAAAGATCAACACACCATTCAGGTGTTCGATCATCCTGTTGCCGAACCAGAACAATTCTCTGGTGAGATCCAAGGCAAGTCAAGAGTAAAACGTCTGTCTGACTATGTTGCAGATGAAGACGAAAAAGCTTATGACAAAGCAACTGCAATGGAAGAAACCGATACTGATGATGAAGTACTGGCAGAAAACCCACAGGAAGAGGTTCCTATGATGGTTCGCCAACTAGAATTCATCTGTTATGCGGCAGAGGAAGTGATGGACTACTTGCACGAGACTAATGATCCTGCAGAGTGGTATCAGAATAAACTCTCTTCTGCTTTCGATCAAATGAAAACTCTACATGCATATGCAGAGGGTTCTATGCGTCATGCACAAAGACATAATAGTCAGTACAATGATTCAGATGATAACGATTACTATGCGGCATCATATGGTTATGGCGAGTCGGTAGAAGACTAATGGCGTGGGTGAATGTTCCAGGCTCAAACGGAAACTGGCAGTATGACAATAGTCCTACTCTTGGTACGTTGGTGAATGGAAATGCAAAAGCCCATGAAAATGATCAATACTATAGAGCGAATGGAACAGTGAGTGGAGGGATAAGAACTTTCACACCGCCTGGTGGAACCGCACAACAGACATATGTCAAGTGTAAGAAAATCACTGGTGCGACTAATAAGATATACACAGGTACTAACGCTACAGGACCTTGGTCAGAATTGTCTAAAAACTACTACGATGCGCAATAAGTACTAGAACTACTAAATAAAGTAAAGAATTCGAGAGGAAACAGAGATGAAGCTAATCTCAGAAATTACAGAAGATGTCGGAGTAACATCCGAACTGAATGAAGAGACTGGTAAAAAGAGTTTCTTTATCGAGGGTATCTTCATGCAAGGTAACCTTAAGAACCGTAATGGACGTGTCTATAAAACTGAAACACTTGAAAAAGAGATGGGTCGTTATCAAACACAATTCATTGATACGAAACGTGCACTTGGTGAACTAGGACATCCAGACGGACCACAAATCAATGGTGATCGTGTATCACACTTGATTACTTCGATGCAAAGAGAAGGTGATAATTTCATGGGTAGAGCGAAAATTCTTGGCACACCAATGGGTGAGATTGTTAAGACTTTTCTTGAAGAGGGTGTTCGTTGTGGTGTATCCACACGTGGACTTGGTTCCGTGAAACAAAAAAATGGCGTTATGGAAGTTCAAGACGATTTCCATTTGGCAACAGTAGATATTGTTACAGACCCATCAGCGCCGAATGCGTTTGTAAATGGTATTATGGAAAATACAGAATTCTACTATGATGTTGCATCTAGTAATTGGATTGCACAGCAACCAGTTGAAGAAGTAATTGAAGAAATTCAAGAAGCAGTTGAGAAGCAATACCGCACTGTTTATAAGCGTATTGATGAATCCACAGCAGCTAGAATGTTTGAAACATTTATTAGTTCGTTAAGAAAATGAATTTTTACTAAATACTTTTTGTAATAAAAGAAAATCTATAATCAGATTTAAGGAGAAAAACAATGGCAGATGAAAAGAAATTTGTCTCCGACGATGGTGTTTCAACAGCAGCTACTGCAACTGCACCTGAAGGCGGAACAAACAAAAAAAGAAAAGCTGACCACGACAAAGGTGAGAAGTCACCTGAAACTCTAAAAGCGGGTTACATTAAAGCATCTAAGAAAACAGAAGATGCTGACGTAGACGTTGACGCAACAATTGCAGAAGCACCTGTTGATGACGAGAACGTGGAAGTAGTAGAAGAGATCGTTGTAGAAGAGTCAATCGCTGACATCTTCGAAGGCATGGATCTCTCAGAAGAATTCAAAGGTAAGGTAACAGTTGTCTTTGAAGCTGCAGTCACAGAAGCAGTTAAAGGTAAAGTAGATAAGATCACAGAAGAACTTAATACTCAACTGGAAACTGATTTGACTGAAGCTGTTGAATCCAAAGTTTCGGAAATGGTTGAAAACTTGGATGCATATCTTGATTATGTCGTTTCAGAATGGATGGAAGAGAATGAAGTCGCAATCGAAGCTGGTATTAAAGTAGAGATGGCGGAATCTTTGATGGACGGTTTGAAAGAATTGTTCGGAGAACACAACATCAAAGTAGATGAAGAAACATATGACATCGTTTCTGATCTTGAAGAAGAGATGACATCCCTTGAAGAGAAATCAAATGCTGTCGTAAACGAAAATATTCGTTTGTCGAAAGATATTGCTGAACTTCGTGCAGGTGTAGTCTTCGAAGAAATGACAAGTGAATTGAATATGTCGCAGCGTGAACGTTTAAAGACACTGTCTGAGAACCTAGACTCAAATGATCTAGACACATACACAGACAATCTGAAAACAATCAAAGAGTCGTTCTTCAAAGAAACTAATGTTTCTCCAAAAGAAGATGTTGTTGACGAGGAAGACGAAGTAATGATCGAAGAAGAAACTGTGACAAAACCTGTCTCAGATCACTCTTCAATTAATGCTCTTGTTGAGGCGCTCAACTCAAGAAAAACATGAAATTTAAACTGAAAAAATAAATTTTATAAATACATTCAGTAATTAAAATAACACTAAGGAGATGGTAAAAATGACTGAGTCAAACTATCAAAAACTTGTGGAAAAGTGGGGCCCAATCCTTGAGCACGAATCTTTTTCACCTATCGCAGATAAGCATCGCAAAAGCGTAACTGCAAGCATTCTTGAGAACACAGAGCGTGCTCTAGTTCAAGAGGGTGACGCATCCGTAAGCATGACATCATTGCTTTCAGAAGCACCTGCTAACGCAACAGGCGCTGGCATCGACAACTACGATCCAGTATTAATTTCACTTATTCGACGTTCTATGCCAAACCTAATTGCATATGACATCGCAGGTGTTCAACCAATGACTGGTCCAACTGGACTGATCTTCGCAATGCGTTCACGTAAAACATCTCAAGCGGGTGCGGAAACGTTCTACAACGAATCAGACACAACATTCTCTGGTGCTGGCACACAAGTCGGTGACATGGGTGGTGCGGTTCCAAACACATCAGTATTTGATACTGGTGCAGGTATGGGTACTGCTGCAGGTGAAGCTCTCGGTGACGGTGGCGGAACTAACTTTGCAGAGATGGCGTTCTCAATTGAGAAAGTAACAGTCGCTGCTAAGACACGTGCGCTGAAAGCGGAATACACAACTGAACTAGCACAAGACTTGAAAGCTGTTCATGGACTAGACGCAGAAACAGAACTTGCAAACATCTTGCAAACTGAAATTCTGACAGAAATCAACCGTGAAGTTGTACGTACAATCTACGCAACTGCAATCGGTGGTGCAGTAGATACTGCAGTCGGTGGTACTTTCGATCTAGACGTAGACGCAAATGGTCGTTGGTCTGTTGAGAAGTTCAAAGGACTTATGTTCCAAATTGAACAAGAAGCAAACGCTATCGCAATCCAAACTCGTCGTGGTAAAGGTAACATCGTTATCTGTTCTTCAGACGTTGCTTCTGCATTGCAAATGGCTGGTGTACTAGATTACACACCTGCTCTTAACAGCAACTCACTAGAAGTTGATACAACTGGTAACACATTCGCAGGTGTTCTTAACGGACGCTACAGAGTGTACATCGATCCATATGCAGGTTCTAACTACATGGTTGTAGGTTATAAAGGTTCTTCTGCATTCGATGCAGGATTGTTCTACTGCCCATACGTACCATTGCAAATGGTTCGTGCCGTTGGTGAGAATTCATTCCAACCGAAAATCGGGTTCAAAACTCGTTACGGTATGGTATCGAATCCTTTCGCAGATGGTACTGCTGCAGCTACTCAAGGTGCTCTTACACAGAACACTAACAAGTACTACAGACGTGTTAAAGTTGAGAACTTGTTCTAAAGACAAAAAGAAGGGCGGATCAAACCGCCCCACTTTACTACGAAACTGGGAGATCTTCGGATCTCCCTTTTTTTATGGTACTTTCTTACGATGACGAGGCATTATGAATGCACCCTCTGTAGAGTTTATAGACTCGATCAATTCTTCCCACTGACTAGGACTGATGGTAACAACTTCGAAAGTTTCGATGTCTTGGTTCCACTGTCTAATAAACACAATGTCATCAAAAGAGTTGACAATGAGATCTTCGTGGTTTGCTTCTTCGTCTACACAAGTAATACACACTTCATCGTGTTCAAATTCAACGGTGAAAATCTTCCTGTTCCTTTCTCCAAATACAATAGTAATCTCTCCAGGCAACCCATAACCCATAAGCTACAACTGCACCTATAATAGGTAAGTTAAAGAACGCAACCATCATCAGTTGTGCAACACTTATTCCTGCAAGTATATCGTACCAACGGATCATAGTTTCTCCCATCTTTTCATGTTATATAACGTATCTACAAAATTACCAAGATATGTAGGTGCATCTTCTGATGGAGTTTGAATATCAAACGCATCAGGGTCAATAAGTCTTACACATTGCGTTGCAGGTTCGTACATTAAATTTGAAATACAAAAGTCACGATGGATAAATGTTCTCTGATCATCTATAGTAAAAGTTTGAATAAGACCCCATAGAGATATGACTTCATACATCAGATGTCTACGTTCTTGTTTAGTCATTCTTTTAATGAGATGAGTTTCTCTTAAATCAAAACCCTCAATCTTTTCCATTTCAATTGTTCTGTCTCCATCAAAATTAATTATCTTGACGAGTCTAGGTTGTTTTGATTGAAACATCTGGTAAAGATCAAACCACTTCGATAGACTTACATCATTATTCATCCGTAAGCAACGAGAGTGGTCTGTGATTTGTTTAGTGATGGTCAACTTGATCGACACCTACATTAACTTGAACGACATATTCTGTTTTGTCGATCTTAGCAGAATCGGCTATTGCAATGGCATCCTCTAATCTAGATGCGATTGCAACGAT